CGATACACGGCAACAGCGAGTGAGAGGAAAACGAACGTTTCCAATGGAAAAGTAAAGCCATTTCCCATGGTACTGATCATTTCTTGCTGAACCAGCTTCCCGTCGATTTCAATCGATGGGGAACGGGTAAGTACGAACCACTCGTACCAGTCACTAGGGAACAGGTACTTTATAAGTTCGCTCGACATCATGTCGCTTGCCGAACTCAGGTCGATGGTGGCAAAAGAGCCATCAAGCGACCCTTTGTAGGCAAGGAGTCTGTTCACGTCCTGCTGGGTTCTTAGATCGATACCCAGAGAGCGTAAGAAGGACTCAAGCAAGTTGCCAAGACCCAACTGGAACATCATGTTGCAGAGGGGTTCAGTGGCAATCATCCTCTCAGTTTGCGCGTCCTTAGCGGCAAACGCAGCTTTACTACCATGAACGATAGTTGTCCCCCAGTCTGAGAGCCGGCGTCTTTCGACGTCAACCCAGACGGAGGTACCGCTGTCCGACTTCCTGCAATTTCCATCAACGTCGTATAAAACCGGCGAATGATGAATTGCATCGTGGTAGAGACGGACGAGGAACTCGGAAGTGGCTGAGAGCGGACCGTCAAGCTTTTGGATGAATGAATCTCCATTTGCAAGGCGAGAAGCCCCCGGGCCAAAGCCGAGTTTGGCGAACAGGTCCAAGGTTGGTACACTGTTCGACGACCATCCGGAAGAGTCCAACCACAGTAGGGAACTGTGGATGAAAGATCGTGCCTCACTAAGAACAGCCCAAGGACCAACGGATTGGTCAAAGGGTGGCTCGAAGTTTGCGTTGAAGTCACGACATGCTTGATTAGCTTTTAGGAAGGACTCTACAGCCCTTCCAGTACGCTCCTCAAGAGTCGTGGCACAATCTCGACCAACATATCGCTTCCGCAAGGAAGCGATAAGATTACGACAAGCAAAATCCTGCGAGGCCTCTTCCTTCGAAGAGATGCGAGAAAACTTGTCGAAAGTTGGAGAAAACTCTCACGTAGATCATCCTCCAAAGCTGCGATGAAGCAGTCAAAGAGCGAAGGTTCGCAGTTCATCTGACTATACCTCAATGGTAGGTGTGGTTAAGTGAACGCGCCCGTGAGGGTAGCGTCACCGAGAGATGCAGACACCTGGCTGACGGCTCCGATGGCCGCGCTTAGCATA